GTCAGAAATACTTAAAGAGCTTTGGCCGTTTGGCTATAGCTCTATTGGTGATGTTAACTTTGAGTCTGCTGCTTATGTTGCAAGATATATTATGAAGAAGATTAATGGGGTTACTGTCAATGAAAACTACGAAGTGGTTGATGCGGGTGCCCATTATCAGTATTGTGATTTAGAGACTGGTGAGATTATTCAGCGTAAGCCTGAATTTAATAAGATGTCTCTTAAGCCTGGCATCGGTCAGGCTTGGTTTGATAAGTTCATGTCCGACGTTTATACTTCGGACTCCGTTGTGGTGCGTGGCAAAAAGTGCCGACCACCACGTTTTTATGATAATAAATTTAAAGAATTGTTTCCTGAAGTCTTTGATGGTATACAATTCGCTAGAGAGCAACAAGGTCGCTCTCATTTTGAAGATAACACTTTAGAGCGTTTGGCTGTAAAGGAAAAGGTCGCTTTGGCTAAGTTATCGCTTTTAAAACGTAAGATTTAAAGGAGTTTTTATGAAGATGGTTATTGTTTCTATTTTAGATACTGCTGCTGGTGCTTATGGTCGTCCAGCTTTTGTTGCATCTGAGGGTGTTGCTGTTCGTCAGTTTCAAGACGAGGTAAATCGTTCATCTGATGATAATCAGTTATATAAACACCCAGATGATTTTCAGTTATATTATTTTGGTACTTTTGACGATAATTCAGGTACTATGGATTTGTTAGGTTCTCCTAAGCTTATTTCTAGAGCTAAGGATGTAATGATTCGAGATGGTGAGTAAGTTTTTTTAAACCGTATCACTCGTAAGAGTGGTACGGAATACTTCGGGAGATTGTTATGCATCGCAATAAGTCAGTAAGTTCTCATAGTTTTGCTATGGTTCCTAAAGCGGAAATTCCGCGTTCTAGTTTTGATACTCAATACGCTCATAAAACTACGTTTGATGGCGGTTATTTAGTTCCTATTTATTGTGATGAAGTCCTTCCAGGCGATATGCACAATGTTAAGGCAACTATGTTTGCCCGTTTAGCTACGCCTTTGTTTCCTGTTATGGATAATCTCCATTTGGATACTTTTTTCTTTTTTGTTCCTAATCGTTTAGTTTGGACTAATTGGGTTAAGTTTATGGGTGAGCAAACGAACCCTGGTGATTCTATTAGTTATGTTGTTCCTTATATTGATTCTCCTGCTGGTGGTTATGCTGTAGGTTCTTTATTTGATCATTTTGGTCTTCCTACTGCTGGACAAATAACTGGTTCTAACGTTGTTAGACACAACGTTCTTCCTTTACGTGCTTATAATTTAATTTATAACGAATGGTTTAGAGACGAGAATTTACAAAATTCTGTTACTGTTCGTAAAGGTGATTTTGATGATGCTCCTTCCTTCTACACTATGTTACGTCGTGGTAAACGTAAAGATTACTTTACTGGTGCTTTACCTTGGCCTCAGAAGGGTGCTTCTGTCTCTTTGCCTTTAGGAGCTTCTGCTCCTATTAAGGCTGTTACTACTACTTATGGTGTGCAATTAAATGTACAAAATGGTAATGGTATTCGTACTTCTATTGATACATCAGGTACTAATGCTGTATTAGGTGTTCAAGGTGGTGTTTCTAGTGGTGATTTGTTTGCTGATCTAAGTCAAGCTTCTGCTGCTACTATTAATCAACTTCGTCAATCTTTCCAAATTCAGAAATTGCTTGAGCGCGATGCGCGAGGTGGTACTCGTTATACTGAATTGTTACGTGCGCATTTTGGTGTTACTCCACAAGATTATCGTTTACAACGTCCTGAGTATATTGGTGGAGGTTCTACATATGTTAACGTTAACCCTATTGCTCAGACCTCTGCTACTTCTATTTCTGGTGGTGCTACTCCGCTTGGTAACTTGGCTGCAATGGGTACTGCGTTGGCTAGTGGACACGGTTTTACGTATCATGCTCAAGAACATGGATATATAATTGGTTTGGTAAACGTTCGTGCTGATTTAACTTATCAGCAAGGTTTGCCTAAGATGTGGTCTCGTTCTACTCGCTATGACTTTTATTTCCCTGTTTTTGCTCATCTTGGTGAGCAAGCTATTTTAAATAAGGAGATTTATGTTACTGGTACATCTACTGACAATGATGTTTTTGGTTATCAAGAACGATGGGCTGAGTACAGATATAAACCAAGCCAGATCACTGGATTGTTTAAATCAACAAGTGCTGGTACGATAGACCCTTGGCATTATGCTCAGAAGTTTACTTCTCTTCCTACGTTGAATTCTACTTTTATTGAGGAGACTCCTCCTATTGATCGTACTACTGCTGTTGGCTCTGCAGCTAATGGTCAGCAGTTCTTATTGGATGCGTTTTTTGATTGTAAGATGGCTAGACCTATGCCTATGTATAGTGTTCCTGGTTTAATCGATCATTTTTAATGTAATATAGCTGGACTACTGGGTAACCAGTAGTCAGCAAACAACCGAAGGGCGTTAGGATGGGTTTATTTAGTGGTATTGTTGATACTGTCAAGGATATTGCAGGTGCTGTAGGTGGTTTTGTAAGCCCTGGTATTGGTTCTTTAATTGGTGGTGGCCTATCTTATTTAGGTCAGAATTCTGCTAATCAGGCTAATGCTCAGCAAGCTGCTAATCAAATGGCTTTTCAGCAGGCTTCTACTCAGGAGCAAATGGACTTCCAGGAGCGAATGGCAAACACGCAGTATCAGCGTGGTATTGCCGATTTAAAAGCTGCTGGTGTTAATCCTATGTTAGCTTATGCTCATGGTGGTGCTTCTGCACCTCAAGGTGCTTCTTCTTCTGGTGCTTCTGCTCAGATGCAGAATGCTTTAGGTTCTGGTATTCAATCTGGTTTTAAAGGTGCTATGACTGCTGCTACCATTGATCAAATGGAGCAACAAAATGCTAATTTGCGAGCTACTAATCAGCAAATTCATGCCCAGACTGATGTTTTAGATACTCAATCAGCATTAAACAAAGTTAATGCATTGAAGTCTGTTGCAGAAACTAATTTAACAACTCAATCAGCTGCAAATGCTGCTGTTAATAATAAGTTGTTAGAATCTGCAGTTCCAAAAGCAGCTAATGAAGCTGCTGCTCAAAGTTCCTGGTGGATGAAGAATGTTTCTCCTTATTTACCAGATTTTTTGAAATCTACCAGCTCTGCTGGTTCTATTATGAGGATGGGTAAATGAGTAAAGTTTTTGTTCGTAATCCGTATAATTACGATATGGCTCTTGTTTCGCAAGAGACTGGTCTCTTTTGTGAAGATCCGAGTTTAGCTCAACAACACATGAAAGATGAATGTGATATTAATATTATTGTTGAACGTTTTGGCGTTACTGGGCAATTGCCTCAAACGCCAATAGAGCCCTCTTTTGGCGATTTTAGCGGTGTGTCTGACTATCACACTGCATTGAATGCTATTAGAGCCTCTGAAGAGGCTTTTATGAGCCTTCCTGCCAAACTTAGAGTTAAGTTTGATCACGATCCTAATGCTTTGTTGCAATTTTTGCAAAATGAGCAGAATCGTGATGAAGCTATTCAGCTTGGTCTTATTGATGGAGAGCCTGTGGCTGCTCCCATCGTTTCTTCAGAAACACCTTCGCCAGACGCATAAGCGGATGGCAGCACAGTTACTCTACTTGATGTAACTGTGCTAGGTGACACCAAAACCACAGTTTTTAACTACGGAGTGAAATGTTATGAGTTTATATCGCAAGCCTATGAGCAAACACGGTGCAGCTAAGAAGTTTCGTCGTGGCGTTAGCAAGACTAAGTCTATTAATATGCGTCCTATGCCGCAACGCGGCGGTTTTAGACTGTAATTTATGGCGTGTTATAAGCCGTTAACGGCTTATCAATGCGCTGACAGGTCTATTATTTGGCGTGAAATACCAGGGGCGGACGTAGTCCGTACTCTATCATTGCCTTGTGGTCAGTGTGTTGGTTGTCGCCTTGAACGGTCACGTCAGTGGGCCGTTCGTTGTATGCATGAGGCACAAATGCATACTAGTAATTGTTTTATTACTTTGACATATGCTCCTGAGCATTGTCCTAAGGATATGTCTTTACATTATGAAGACTTCCAGCTTTTTATGAAGCGTTTGAGGAAGCGTTATACTGGTAAGACTATTCGTTTTTATATGGCAGGTGAATATGGTGAATCTTTTGATCGTCCTCATTTCCATGCTTGTATCTTTGGTCTTGATTTTGAAGATAAGAAATTTTTCCAAAGAACGCAGACTGGGTCTATCTTATATACGTCAGAAATACTTAAAGAGCTTTGGCCGTTTGGCTATAGCTCTATTGGTGATGTTAACTTTGAGTCTGCTGCTTATGTTGCAAGATATATTATGAAGAAGATTAATGGGGTTACTGTCAATGAAAACCACGAAGTGGTTGATGCGGGTGCCCATTATCAGTATTGTGATTTAGAGACCGGTGAGATTATTCAGCGTGAGCCTGAATTTAATAAGATGTCTCTTAAGCCTGGCATTGGTCAGGCTTGGTTTGATAAGTTCATGTCCGACGTTTATACTTCGGACTCCGTTGTGGTGCGTGGCAAAAAGTGCCGACCACCACGTTTTTATG